CATACACTATCTTTAGTGCCGAGCTCATTTTGGTAGGCGTCGTCAGTAATGATGATATAAGGCAGCGGCGTGTTGTCGTCTTCCGTAGGAGGAACCTCGACGCAAGTCGAATAGATTCTCCTGCCGGTTAACTCCATCAGATAATCTGATGCGGTTATAGCCTCGTAAAATATCTCGTCAAGTTCTTTTGCCATATTACACTATAGTGGACATTTCAGTTGGTGTGAATTGCAACCAGTGCTCAGATGATACTGAGACACCGGTTGCGCTTCTGATTTAGGATTCTGCAGGGAACTCTACCTTGTACAGAGCGAATGCCTGAGTAGGATAGGTGTAACCACCTTCACCGTCACTCTGAGGCTCACCACCGTTGATGTAGATAGATAGGTCGGTCATAGACCATGCAGTGTTGAGCACGAGGCGAGTTACGTTCTTGTCGGCCAGAGTGATCGGGTCGATTACGAAGCGAACTTCACCGTGTTGTTGGAGAGCGAACCACTCAAAGTAACCGATACCGATGTACTTGTCTTCCGTAGGAACGAGTGTTGTACCGCTGAGCTCGGTGTTGATGTAGTGGGTCAGTACATAAGGATAGCCTGCGCACAGACCGTTCTCGATAACGAAGCCACCTGCTGCACCTTCGATCTTCGGAGTTGCTTTCAGTTCAGCCTCTGTAGCGCGGTCCATACTCAGAACTACATTGCCCTCGTAGAAGCCCTTGTCGCTGAAGTCAGCAACTGCTTTCAGGATGCTCTTGTAAGCAGATCCACCGGCGATGTCGATAGTGCCTTTTGGCGACAGTCCGGAGAACGGACCTTTGTTACCCTGCCAAGCAGCTTGCGAATAGATCTTCTTTGCAAGATACTTGCGTTGTGCCAAGGTGAACTTGGTTTGAACGAAAGCCAAGAGGTCGAATGCAGCGTTGTCGATAGCCATGTTGGATACAGGCACTTTCAGACCTACGCGCTTTTGTACCGGAGTGATGTTGGCGAAGTTTACTACTTGGTCGTTCAAAGCAGCTACCTCACCTACCTCCTCCATCTCTACATCGTCCACATTTACCGGCCAGATCTCGTTTCCGGTTACGCCGGTAACGATACGGAGAGTAGAAGGAAGGCCGAGACCTTCGTGGAGCGTCGGGATGAGCTCGTGGATGCTCAGGTTGATAGCACCAGAAGCAGCGATGTTAGCCGATACGTTTCCAGCAGCAGGGTCGAGAAGGATCTCACGCTTGTTGCCCCTGTTAGACAAGAGCTCGCGGAAGCGTGCGTTTTTGTCTTCTTTCTCACGAACCTGTGCCAACTCAGCATCGGTCAGAAGGTTTTTCAACTCGCGGTCATTCTTCTGAGCCTCGCGTGTAAGGGTATTCCACTCGCGCTTCTCATCAGCGGTGAACTCGCGTTTTTCGGCATAAGCCTTGTCATTCAGTTCCGCCATGCGGTCCTGAATCTCACGGTTGCGTACTTGCAACTCTTCTTTAGTTTTTCCCATTTCTTAAAACAGTTTTAAGGGTTAATAAATCACAGATTCTTCATCTGAAGTTGTCTATGTCGATATTGATACTCGCGCTCAAGGCGTGCTTGCTCTTCAGCAGCGGCTTTCTCTTCAGCCTCACGATCATCTTCTTCAACCGGTACGCTCTCTGGGTGCTCCGCTTGGAAGATCTCACGAGCCTTCACACTGGTCTGGCTATATGCCGGATCCATTGCGATGGTAAGAGCCGTTATCTTTTCAAAAGCCGTGTGCCGAATAAGGTATTCTGTTTTCCCGTCTGCTCCTGTTCTTTCGCTGACTTCATAGTCTCTTGGATAGAACTCAAAGGAACATCCGGTGTAAGTGCCGTTCTCGATAAGAGCTTTTGCACGCTTTCCAAGGTCACAGTCAGGGATGTCCGCCTCAAAATGGAGGCCGTCCTCTCTGGCGTCGATACGCAGCGATTGCGGCGTTCTCGCGATTGTGTTGTCTCTGTCATGCAGTAGATTGAGTTTAATATCCTGCTCACGCAAGAACTCTTCGTTCAGACAGGAAGATGCGATCACTTCCACCTCACGATAGTCATTGCATTCGTACAGGATGGTTTCTTTATTAGTTACGATAGCTACACCCTCTATGGTGCCGCCCATGTCTGCACCTTCTTCTCTCAGGCAGACTGCGGAAGGGTTGAAAACCTCGCGCTTTTCAATTTTAATTTCTTCTGCGTTCATATTATTCGTTATTTGCGGTATTGTCATCCGGTGTAGGTTCTGCTGGAGCCGCGCCACCATTCAGTTTCGGCGACCCAAGCTCCGCCAGATTAGTCGATACATAAGGTATGTCACCATTCTTGATTGCCGGCATGTCATACTGATTACGGATCTCGTTTACAGTCCATCCCATGCCGAGGTGCAACTGGTCAACTTTTGCCTGACGTTCCAAGTCCATACGCAATAGAGGCAACTCGCACATATGGAACCTACGATTGCCAAAATCTAACGGCGTAAGGAACTTGGTGTCAAACAGGTCTTCCAACTCACGCGCCAGAGGAGCTATCGTGCGTTGCAGATACTCCATCGTGGCGTTGGTGTAGTCGTTGTAATGAGAATTGGTATCTAACATCAGAAGCGGTCTCGGAGTTGCGTAATATCTTGCGCAATCATCCATTGATATACCAAGCATATCCATCATCTGCATATCCTGTGCGGTCATGCTGATAGGGATAACTTTGTCAAGGCCACGCAAGGCAGTTATATCCTTGACATAAATGCGGTCCTCGATCTCGTCTGCATACTTCTGCATCTGTTCCTTAGAGAACATACCGGCAGCCAGTGTTCCGGCAGCCTGTGTCGGCTTTTCCTCTCCGATGAGCAACTTCATACGGCCACCCTTTGCAGCAGTCTCCAATGCCAATTCCTTCTGAGTCGCAATCTGAGACAGCGTCTGAATAGCATAGAGGTGCGTAGGGATACCCATGTAACCATCGTAGTGGCGATATGTATTGCGCCAGTGGATAACATCCTCAGCAGGAGCCTCAAACTTACTCACAACTCCACGATCCGTGTTCCATGTGAGTGTGTAGGTCCCGGTCATCGGATTATACCCACCACAAAGAGCCAACCATAGGTTCATAGGTTTGCCGTACTCATCACGCTCGATATAAACGAATGCATTTCCGAGCAATTCACGATGGATACTCATCTGCTGGAACAGTTCGCACCCGGTCATAAGCGGATTAGCCTGTTTCTGCATAAGCCAGTTCAGCATGCGGCCATCTCCATACATTGATTGTACGAAATTACCACCTGCTGAATCACGGCGTTGGTATTGCATCTCCATAGATCCGATGGTCTTAGCCTTCAGCTCTACAGCGCGATACACAGCAGAAACGGTCAGCGACTGCTGTGGGTTACTTACCCTAATCTCCTTTGCCTTATACGATCCAGTAGATGTATCTGCCTCTTTGGCGGTCATCTTCTGGTTCGTAGAGGACTTGGTTGCAGCCGCCTCACGATTCTGTGCGCTTCTGAATATGTTGTCAAACAATCCCATACTATATAAGTGTTATTTGTTGTTTTTGGGTTACTTTCGTAGTTTTTTCACGAGAGCAGATGTTGGATAGTTAGCGTTGATATACTTCACCTGTTCAGAGTCATTGTCTTTGTACTTATTGAACACATACCCATCTCCTGCAGCCGGCCTCTTGATAGCTATGCAGCGTCCGGCATGCTCAAGTACCCATCTGTCGATTCCCTTGTTTGCCAAATAGCATGACAAGATGATGTCGTCCATACTGGTCTCAGGAGCTGTAGCGTATATCTTCTTCAACTCGTCATTGGTGAACCACTCACGCTTGAGTAATACTAATCCGGTACCAAGAATATCTACGCGCGTGTCAGACTCTATAGTGATGTTCCAACTTTTCATAGACCGGCCACCGTTATAGTAGTGCCTAAGAGGGAACTGTCGAAGGATGCCTCCGTGCAGAGATACCGCTGCGTTGTGGATATTGCATCCGTGGATAAGACGCAGCAGGTAGTCTGCCGGATAGAGGATGTCATCATCAGCGAAGGCGAAATACCGGGAAGTGCCTCGTGTCAGCATTCCAAGTTTTTCATTACTGCCTTTCTGATTGTTGCATCGGCGCGTGATAATACGCTTTCCGTATGCAGCTGACATCTTCTTAAATTCAGCATCGACCTTCTTGTACTGCTCATCGGAGTAGTTGTTCAATGTAACGAAGAGAGCGGATAGTTCAGGCTGCTTCATGAGCGTCTCAGCAGTCTTAATGACATGCCCATCACGCCACAGAGAGGCCATATGAACATCCACACACCCTTCGTTATCGCGCCAGTTAGCATAGATAGGATGACGCTTGCGCTCTTCCGCATTCATCGCGGACGGATCATCCGTAGTAGCTAACATAGTGCGCTTCACATGCCCCATGCGCTTTCCTGCCGCTTGCAGTCGCGTTGTGATCTGACGACCGACACCGCTACTACGGAGCGGATTGGTAGAAGGCGCAATGGGAAGCATATGCCAATTCAGACATTCAAAGAAGTCTGACTTCATGATACCACAGCAGTCGAAATACCCTGTCTCATAAAATCCTTCTCGTTCCCGGATCGGTTTTCCACCCCAGCGACTAACACCGGCAAGGATCGACCGATTTGTAAGAAACGGAGACAGACAAATAAAACCGGACCTGTTATACGCCTCTATAGCAACCTCCACGAAGTTTTGACACGGTTCTACATCATCAGGCAAGATAATATAGTAGTCATAATGATGCTTCTTGCAATAGTCGAAGATATCATTGTATGTCTGCCAGAATCCTGCCTTACCTCGATGCTCCGGATTGACAACTACTCGCACATTCTGTTTCCCCTTGAAACTTGGCCTATCTTTTGAGCGGTCGTCAAAGATTACGATGTCGCAATTCTCTTCAGCAAGTAAATTGTCCACAAGTTTGCGTAAGCTATCCTTGCGGTTATAAGAGGTTATTACAATCAGCGTCTTCATACGATATTTACTTGTTGATTTGCCATCTCCATGGCGGTTATCTGTATCTGGTTCTGCTGAGGGTCAGGATTGAATGATTGTATCTGATACCACTTGTTCAGATACTTAATAAGACACCAGCGGTCGATTGCAGCGTTGTAGCGCATACGGAACATAACCGTATCATAAGCATCCAATGCTCCTTCATGCAGAGCCTTGACACCACGACTAAAGTCTTCGGCTGCCCAGAAACAACCAAGTATCTCATACTTAGGATGTCCGGACTTACCGAAGGACTCTGTGCCATCTGACGCACGTCGTGCAATCATTATCCTCTTATTTAGCATTCCTGATGTGTACGCCATAAACTATCTTTTTATATAGTCCAAATCTTTGTTTTTGGGTTACTCTACCTCTTTGAACTGTACGATTTGCAACTCCGGCTCCCTATTGTAATCAACTGACTCAAGAATACTGTACGTTCCGGAAGAAAGATTTAACCATAATTTATCTACCTCTCCGGCACCTAAGATTAGATTGTCTAACTCGCTCATTGTGTCGGAGCTAAGATGGTCTTTTATATCACTAAACGGAGCATTGTAAATAACATAAGGGTTATCAGACTGGAGCATTAAAAGAATAGGTTTACTTACAACCAGCGATGCACCACAAATCTTAAAGTGTCTATCGTTATTATAGGTTACTTGAGAATCATTAACCATGAACCCATGGTCAATTCCTTCCGTAAATTCAGCAACCGTCCTTGTGGTGTACTTATACAAAGGTCCATCAGACTCAAACTGTACGGAGAATGTAGTGAGACTACCAATACTGCCTGATTCCTCGCATGACGCTACATACGCATAACCGGCACGCTTTTGATTACTGCCATCTGTAAACGTCAGCATAACTCGTGTTCCGGCAAGCAGGAGGTCCATTAAGTTGTTTGGTTCAGTTGAACTTGCTACCAAGCCGTTAACAGACATCGACCAATCGTATGTAGTTGGAATGGACTTCAGCACACGACGGTCGGTCGGAGCACATACCTGAATAAACTCTTGTGAAACGGATATCGTGCAACTTTTTGCAGCAGCTACACGAGTTCTGTCTATCGACACTATTAAATTCTTACCAAGTATCATAATCTATTCGTTATTTGGTGTTTCATAACAGGTTAATTTACAAGTATCAGCCTTCCAATCGCGTGACTCTGATAATGGAACATATTTGCGATTATCCGGAGATATGCCGTTTAGTTTAAGCATCGGCAATGTGTCTGTTGCCGGATGTTCTGTTATTAGTTCAAGTCTTTGCCTTGCGGATCCATAATAATCTGCTAACCTATCTAATAGGTTAACTTCTGGACGTTGCGTGCTACTTCCTAACGTAAGAAGTTTTACAGGAGTAATACCATCGCTTTCCCATAACATGGTAGCGAGTTTAGAGTTATTTGCGTCAGAAGCTAATTCTACGTCAACGTCGATCTCATCTCTGAAAGCAGTTCCTAAATCTTTAAGATAAACATTTTCGCTTCTATCTGTAATAAGTTCTCCCTTTGGAGGAACATAATCTACATCTAACTTGGTAATAAACACGTCAAACATGCCATTGGTATATGGATCGGCACAAAGTGCGTCTATAAAAGGATACACATATACTTTTATAAAACCTACCATGAACGATGGGATCTCGATAAATATACCTTCATCTTCATCTATACCCATGTCTGAACTCCAGTTGCTTTCTGTCTTTAGGATTTCATCAGTAGCCTTGTGCTCCAGTGGAAAATCTATTGTCCTAAATGAACCATCCCAACTATACTGATTACCGGCAAGGTATGCCCAATATCTGCCAAATTGTATAGCCACCGTTAACTTAGGATAAACAGTAGCTCCGTACACAATAGAAGGCATTGTTCCCGGCGCATTGCTCCATGCGAGAGTGTTTATGTTTATTTTTATATATCCCTTAGTTGCAGCAAAAATAAGCGGTGTTTGCTGACGGAATACATAATTGTCTTCGGTTAGTGTGTACTTATTCCACAATCTGCCTTGTATGGGATTGAAAGACCAGTAAAGATTCTTTGGAACGCCACACACCATCAATCCGCTTTGTAGTTCGCCCTCTTTGTCGCGCCACCAAGACATAAACGAGGTAACATAATGGTCAAGACCTCCAGAACTTGCTTTTGTTTGGTTAACAACGAGTTCGTAATAATACTCCCGGAACTCATCTGTAGTCCAGAATATGGTCTTATCATAGTTTATTCCCGGAAGCGTTGCAATCAGTTGCAAAGATGCAGCACTTAAGTCGGTCGGGAATATCGCTCTTGTGAGATAGTGCTTATGCTCAGCGAGATTATAAAATGTCTCGTTCGTGTTTACATGAACTTCTCCATTAACTGACTGCCTTGATTCAGGATTCTCTACGAGAGAGTTTACCGGACACTCATCAAGAGACATGTTGCATTCGAAATCTTTTAATTTTGCGTTTACCCTTATACGCTTAGCACCTTGCATTATACTACGTTGATGGTCAGTCCCCATCCAACTAAGATCTTCTATATTTACTGTCGTTGTTGAAGCTAATGTCCATATTATACTACCTGTCTCTGTGACAAATGAATCATATACAGATGTAAAAGGACCATATATGTAATTTTGCTTCCCCGGTGCCTCAAGGTAGATGTTTTGTCCAAATTCACGCCAACAACATCCAAAGAACTTTGCAACTTGCTCAAGGATTTCTTTTGTGGATATAGAATGTACGTTAACAGTTATATTATCTCCACTTATAATATCCTCAGTACTAAAATAGACATTATTATAGAAGTACTTGTTGGTTATTGCTGTGCTGTAATAATATGGTATATATAGATTATTAAATAGTTGCATGCCGCTTTTTTCTTCGACAGCTTTCATCGCGTATGCTATATGTCCCATAATTTTTTTGAAAGCCATTGACTCTGTAGGATCAACTTCCACACTATCCATAGCCTCAAGTACAGATATTACACGCAACTGTAATACCTGTGGAATGGATGTGTAATCTTGACTATACGTCTCACAACTAAGGAATCCTTGCCATTCGATAGTGTCATCATCTACATTTCTAAGCCTTACCGGTCTTGATAAATTATTTTCCGGCAATAGATCTTCCAAAGTAATATACTGGTCAGTAGTGCCGGGTAATAGAGTGCAGACTTCGATTGTACCAGTCTGTGTGCGGATAGGAGCGAAGTAATCGTCTGAGCTATCCTCGTCTGTAGTGAACGGATTCGCCCCACCATACAATTCGACCGGATTGAACGTACCTTCATCATATATGTCTATACGATATTGTGTTCCCTTCAGAGATATAAAACGTATGTACCACCTAACTGATTTCATATTTAATGTACTTTTGAGTAGAAGTTACGGCTTCCACCTCTTGACCGGTTTGTATTATTGAGGACAATAAGCAGGTTAGTGCCGCTTACATCCGTAGTGAGTTCAAGATTTTGCAATGAGTTGGAGTTAGACGCCATTATTGCAGCGTTTTGCACACCTCTTGCTGTCAAAACTCCCTCTCCGCTATTAAGGCGAGCTACGATATTGTCTCCACTATAACTGTTGCCGCCTACCATACCACCGTTTGCGAATTTTGTTGCTGACTTTGCTTTTGAAATAGCAGCGAATGTGGCCGCCAGTACTGCTGCTATGGCAGCAACCGCAAGGATAGGTCCTACAATCGGGATACCGGCAACAGATTCTCCTGCCTCTGATGCCGATGCAGCCGCGGCGGTTCCTGCTGTTGTCATGTTAGCTGCTGCTTTTGTAGTCTCAGCACCAGCCTCTGTTGCTGCTGCTGCTACTGATGTGGCGGCTGATGTTTCGGTTGCTATTGTATTTGCCTCTTTTAATGCTGTACTTAGTTCTGTAAGTGTATTGATGGCTTCCATTACACCAATAACGGTTTCCATAATACTAATTCCGGACTTAAATACTGTCATTAAAGCATCCCAAGTATCCATCTCGCCGCTGAATGCTTTACTGAGGTCTTCGCCAATATCCTTTAATTCGTCAAAAGCATTACCGATTGTAGATATTCCGTCAACATACGAACCGATGTTATCAAGAGACTTCTGTATGAGTTCAAATCTTGTTGGTACCTTTTCAAGAGATTTAGACATATTATCAGCAGCCACTTCAGTCGCTCCTGTCATTTTGTCTAACTGCTTCTGATACATCTCGTACATGTCTGTAGCCCATTTTCTCTGGTCTTCACTCAGACTGCTATCAGACATCATACGCTTAAACTCTTCAAGACGAGCTTTTATGTATGCTACCTTATCCGTATGGTCCTGCCACATTGCGGCGGCATCTTTGACAACTGTTCCAACCTCTTGTACCTTTGGAATCATTTGGTCAAGTGCTGCCTGTGCGGCATCTATCTGCCCTTTTATAGTATCGCGTTCGTCTTGTGTGGTTGCAAGATTCCATGCTTTTTGCAATTCGGATATTTGCTGCTTTAATGCAGCGGCAGATCCTTCCGGGATAACAGGCTCTACAGGGACAGTCACTCCGGTATTCTTGCTGCCGCCGCCGGCACCCAAAATGCGCACTGTCTGCCTATCTATCTGTGATATTTCAGTAGAAGTCCTTTGTGCCTGTGCTCCAAGTGCTTGAATACGTTGCAAGTCTTCATCGTTTAATTTGCGTAGGGCTTCTCCTAATTTTTCAGTCTCATTGGCAGCATATTTTTCCGTTACAGCATGTGCTGTACGACCTCCACCAACAATACGCATTCGTTCTCCAGTTGGTAGTGTGTTTTTAAGCGTTTCGTAATCTCCATACGTTCCGCTTAGTGCTTTCGTCAGCATTTCAGCATCGACACCACGGCTTTCGGCGAGTTCCCGGATTGCACATATATAGGCATCCTGTTCTTTCTGCTGACGAGTTTGGAGTTCATTCTTAAGGTTTTGTGCCGCCGTTTTAACGTCCTCTTTACTTCCACTGCCTTCACGATAGTTAGTGATTGCCTCATTAAAATTAGTACGAGCTGTTTCTACCTGAATTTGGTTAAACGCATTAAACGTACCAAGTTCATCCAAGGCATCATACGCTTCACGGGCTTTAGTAATGATATTACCTATGTTTTTTAGGAACCCACTTATGTCTCCAGTATTGATTGAGTTTAGAAAACCCTGATACAGAC